CTTGAGAGTCATTATCAAAGAACTTATTGGTCCTCTTAGAATCGATCACCTTCTCCCAAAATTTGGGCCAGGTTTCGTCTCTGAGAGATCAATACGAGATATCTATGACAAATTGGATAATTTGTACATGGATACCAAGTTGGATTATGCCTTCAATCGTCAGCGCCATTTCTGGTCTGGCAAAGAAGGTTTCGGTTCTCATCAAACCGAAAAACATAGTAGGCGCTCAGGAAGAGTTTCTAGATTAAAATTTGTCCCAAAAGACATATCTAAATCTAGATCAATTTGCATGGAACCCAACTCATATATGTACTACCAACAAGCAGTACTAAGATGGGTTAGGTCCAGCATCGATCACTCTCCTATAAGTCGTTTCGTCCACCTGGATGATCAGACTTATAATCAGAAGGCCGCAATACATGGTAGTCAATACCTGAGTTGCGACACGATCGACCTGAGTTCAGCATCCGATAGTGTACATATAGATTTAGTTCGTAACGTGTTTCCACGTGACTGGCTATTCTATATGTTAAGCACTAGAACCAATCAGGTTGAGTTGCCTGATGGGTCCATTCGGATTGTGAAAAAGTTTGCACCTATGGGTTCAGCTTTATGCTTCCCCACACAGTGCATAATTTTCACAGCTGTGTGCATTTATGCATACATTGCTTGCACAAATGGGAAGACTACTGGTTCTTCAACGGTAGAAGTATATGATGTTGCTAAATTACTCAACAGCATATATACTCATCTATCGGACTCAACACCTTTTAGAGAAAGGTTTGAACCTCCAGTAGTCTATGGAGATGATCTTATTGTTGACTCCCGAGTCACTGATGAGGTTATCTCGGTATTGCAACGTCTTGGCTTCTCTGTAAATGTCTCTAAATCATTTACAGGATCTCAATCATTCCGTGAATCTTGCGGGGTGTTTGCCTTTGAAGGCGAGGATGTTACACCTTGTATGTTCCGTCTACCTTTCTTTAAGAAAGGAAGATGGGATGCTTCAGTATATGCATCT